CGGAGATCTCCGCATGTCGTCCACGCTCTCTCAGAACACCTGCGTCAAGGTCACCATCACCATCCCGGCGAACCTCGTCTCGTTCGTGCCGCAGCCGCCGGCGCCGTGATCGCCGCCTGACTCTCATCACCGAGGCGCACCATGACCGAGCACGCTGCCCACGACGAAAGCCAGATGTGGCTGCCGATCCTGCCCGATGTCGAGGCTGCACCCGTGGCGGTCGCCGCGGCGCGGCCCTCGCTCGGCTACCGGGTCGCCGACCGCATCGCGACCGCCGTCGGCATGTGCGGTCATGGTGCGCCCGGCAACGTGTGGGTGCGCGTCTCCGAGCACTTCTTCATCGACTGCCCGTGCTGCCTGTTCTGGCGCGGCGTGACGGTCGGCATCGTGAGCGGCGCGGCCGGTGCGGCCGGCGCCCTCGTCCTTCTTCGAGCCTTGGGAGGTTGACCCATGTCCTGCGGATGCGGTGGTGGATCCAAGTTCTCCGCGCCGACGCGCGCCGAGCCGATCAACGGCCAGGGCGCCCCGTCGCCCGGCTACGCGATCCAGTCGAGCCCCAACTCTCCCCCTCCGACCCCGAGCATTCCCGTCGCGCAGCCCGTCAAGCGCACCGTGATCTGACGCGCGTCCCGCCCTCGCCACCAGCCGTCGAAAGGCCGATCACATGCTCACCTTCCTGGCCGATGCCCGCAACGGCTCCTCCGCAGCGACAGCTTGCGGATCGTGCTGCTGCGAGCGTGTGAGCGCCCGGCCCGGCGAGACCAACAAGATCGCGATCAACTATGCGAACTGGGTGGCGCCGATCGGCGGCCGCGGCATCTCCGGCGCCCCCGCCATCGTGGTGAAGAACATCACGCCGGTTCCCTCGCTGGCGCCGGCGAACCAGCCGCCGACCAACACCGACTACACCCCGAGCGTCGCCGCCAACGGCACGCTCAACGGCACCGTGGCGACCAACGGCGTCGACCCGGAGAGCCAGCCGCTCACCTACGCGCACCTCGCGCTCTACGGTCCGCGCTACGGCACGCTCGTCTTCAACGCGAACGGCACCTACGTCTATACGCCGCGGTCCGGCTTTACCGGCTACGACACGTTCTGGTTCTCGACGTCGGACGGCGTCAACAAGCCGGTCGTCAACCGGGTCGTGGTCTCGGTCAACCCGCCGAGCCCGGCGCCCGCCCTTCCTGCGCCGATCCTGACACCGGCGGTGTGGGTCGATCCCAACCGCATCGCGGTCCGCTCGCCGGTCCTCGAGTTCCCGCTCGCGGTCTCGCCCGCCGCGCGTCCCGGCGATCTCTACCGTCTCGAGCTCGTCCAGGCCGCCGTCGACTGCGACGGCGTCATCTACGAGCACCAGTCCTGCTTCGACGTCACCATCGGCACCTGCTGAGCCCAACCCCTGACCGGACCGCACCACGTCCCATGAGCGCCACGGCGACAGCCACGAAGATCGGAGAGGAGATGCGCGAGCGCATCCTGCCGCTCGCCGACGTGCGCTCGCACTGCCGCATCGACGACGTTGAGGTGGTGTCCGACCAGGTCTTGAAGCTCTACCGCGAGGCGGCGTTCGACACCGCGGCGCTGTTCGTCGATCTCGACCTCGATCCCGACCCCTACACGACCGAGACGATCCCGTTCCCGAACGGTCCGAAGGCGCACACGCTCCAGTTCCCCGCGCTCGACGGCATCGTGACCGTCAGCATGGGCGGCACGCGATCCTTCAACGTCGTGATCCCGCCCGGGACGCGCACCATCGTGGTCGGTCCCGGCGTGCCGGCGCCCGGCGCCAACCCGCTTGACTGCGGCACCTGCGATGCGTCGCCCTCGGTGATCCCGTCCAACTACTACGGCATTCCCGAGCAGCCGATCTCGCTGCGCTACCGGTCCAATGCGTGCTCGGGCCCGTCCGTGCCGGCCGGCGTCAAGATCGGCATGCTCCAGATGATCTCGTGGCTGGTCGGCCATCCCGGAGACAGCCAGGACGCGGCTGCGGCCGCGCGCTCGTCGGGCGCTATCGCCACCTTCCGCCGTCATCGCAGGGAGGTCGGGTTCTGATGAGCGACAAGGGCGACAACGTCATCAAGGTCGATGCCTTCCGGGTGCCTCAGTGCCCCGAGTCGCCGCGCGAGCTCACGGCGACCGATGTCCTCATCAAGGCACTGGAGGCCGACCTCGTCGACATGGTGGTCGTCGGCTGGACGCGCGACGGAGAGCTCTATGCCGCTTCGACCTCGAAGCGTCCCTGCGAGTGCCTGGAATTGTTTGAGAATTTCAAGGCTGTTCACGTGGTGAAGGTGCGCTGATGGCCAAAGCCCCGACCACCGCCGATCTCAAGCACAAGGTGACGATCTGCACGAGCGCGGACGTCGTCATCGATGCTGGCCGCCTCGTCATCACCCGGACCGGCGTGCGCGAGGCGCGCGCGCAGATCAGGGAGAGTCGCGAGAGCCAGTTCTCGCGCGACGGCGTTGCCATCCGTGAGAGCCGCGACAGCGCCTCGCACAAGATCATCATCCGCTACGACGCCAGCCGGCCAATCTCGGCAGCCGCCTGGATCTACGAGAAGCGGCTCAAGAGCGAGCCGCGCTGGTACAAGGTGCTCGGCATCTCGGACCTCGAGGAAGCGGGCCTGTGGCACGTGCTGCGCTGCCGCCTCGTCGAGAAGTCCGACGATCTCAGTGCGCCGGCGTCCGCGCCAGCAGCCGGAAACGGTTCTCAAGCCCCCGCCTCGCCCTTCCAGCCGATGGCTCAGGAGGTGGCGCTGTGATCCGGCTCGAGTTCACCCCGTGGCGCAAGTTCTCGGCGATCCGCAACCAGGCGCTGATCCAGTCGTGGCTGTTCCGCAGCGCGTCGCGGACGCACGCCTACTTCCGCGCCAAGATGGAAAGCTCCCGCGGCGGGCGGCTCTACACTCAAGAGCTTCGCACGACGCGGACCGGGGGCATCATCGCGGTCGGCCCGCGCGCACGTCCGCACCGTGCGTCCGCCCCCGGAGACTTCCCCGCCGTCGACAAGGCCAAGCTGCGCGGCTCGATCCGTGAGGTGGTCAACCCGAACCAGTTCGAGATCGGCACCAACACCCACTACGCGCGCTACCTGTTCAAGGGCACGTCGCGGATGGCCAAGCGCAAGATGAGCAAAGAGGCCCTCCTCGAGGCGAAAGCTCGCTTCGGGCCGGTCGGCGCCTTCGCTACGTTCCGGCATGGGGGTCCGTGATGCTCGATCTCGCCCCTGCTCCCGCATCGTCCCCTGCGGCACCGGCCATCGCTGCCGGCGGCTCGCTGCTGCCCGATCTCGCCAAGGTGCTGGCCGCCGCGTTCCCCGAGCTCGAAGGCCGCGCGGTTCCTGTCTCCGAGGCCGAGATCACCGCCGAGAACGTGCCGACCCTTCCGACCGCGATGCTCGCCATCGTGTCGGAAGACTACGAGTGGCCGGAGAAGACGAACACCCGGCCGCAGATCACCGAGACCTTCGTCATCAAGTTCATGCTGAAGCCGGTCAAGATGCGGCTGAAGGACGGCGCGGAGAGCCCGTTCTGGGCGTTCTACGACGCGCGCGCGCTACGCGATCGGCTGTTCGGCGTGCTCCACACCTACCGCTCGCCGGCCCCGATGAAGGGACGCGTCCGCCCGACCCGGATGGACTATGGCGCCGACCAGCTCGCCACCGAGATCAGCTTCACGTGCGTCCACAAGGCGTTCTGGTGCGAGGACCCTCCCGAGCTCCTGATGCCTCAGGGCTGCCTGACCGTAACCGCGTGTCTCGTCCCGGCGCCGACACCGGAGTGCTGCGTGTGTGAGCCAACACCGGAAGAGGTTGCGCTTGCGGCCTGCCTCCGGACGCCGACATGAGAGGACCGACATCAATGATCTGGGTGAAAGCCAATCCCGGCCGGGTCGCCTACTCCGCTCCTTCGGGCGGATCGCTGATCCCGTCCGACCGCTACATGCCGGTCCACAACTCGCCGTGGATCGAGAAGCGCGCCAGGGACGGCGACATCGACGTCAAAGAGCAAGACCCGGACGCCGCCCCGGCTCCGGTCGAGAAGCCGCGTTCGTCTAAGACCACTTCCTAAGGAGCCGCACCCATGGCGCGCGACGTGCTCACCGACGGCAACATCGGAATCTGCTTCGATGCCAGCCTCAACTTCCTCGCTACCCGCGGCTCGATCATCGTCGAGGGCCAGTACGTCGTGAACGGCGCGCTGGCGAACCCGATCGTGCCCGACAAGCCGCTCGAGATCCCCTCGGTCCGCTACGTCGACAGCATGTTCACTGCGGGATCGATCCTCGCCGAGGCGCTGAAGCTCATCTTCAAGCGCTCGACGAACGGGTTGAAGGTGTTCGTCATCCCGCGTCAGGACAACGGCGCCGGCGTGGCCACCGTCTACAAGACCACCATCACCGGTCCGGCCACCAGCGCCGGCCAGATCGACCTGTGGCTCGGCGACAAGCAGTATTCGCCCGAGTATGTGGCTGTCGCCAGCGGTGCCACTGTTGCGACCATCGCCAACGCGATCGTGGCGAAGGTGCCGACCAACTTCCCCTACACCCCCGCGGTCGTGGTCGACGGCATCACCTGGACCGCCAAGAACAAGGGCACGGTCGGCAACTACCTCGCCCCGGTCGTCAACTGGAAGAACAAGTGGAACTACGGCCCGGCCGGCGTGACGCTGACCACGACCCGGACCACTGCCGGCTCCGCCAATCCGTCGGCCATCAACTACCTGACCGCGCTCGGCACCTGCTGCTACGACGCCTACGCGCTGCTGATGGACGATGCGACCGTCCAGACCGCGCTCCGCGACTGGCTGCGCTCGGCCTGGGATTGCACGAAGCCGCAGTGCTTCGGGCACGGCTACACCTGGAAGACCGGCACGCTCGGCCAGATCCTCGCGATGTTCGACAACTCGCCGGAGATGTCCTACCTCGCCGCGCCGGTCAACGACGTCAACTTCCCATGGGCGATGACCGCGGTCTACGCGGCCGCGTCCGTGGCCAAGACGCTGGACAACCCGGAACTGTCGATCCAGGGCCGCGAGCACGGTCTCCTGAATCCGATCCTGCGCCCGTCGTCCTGCGACCTGCCGTGGGAGTCGGACGAGATCGCACAGTTGAAGGAGAACGGTTTCGTGACGTTCGCCCCGCTCACGCAGGGCTCGGGCGTGCTCACGACCCCGTACATCATCAACGACGTCACCAACTACCTCTACGACGAGGAGAACCGGCCGAACACGACCTATCGCGACGTCAACTCGAGGCGTCTGGCAACCGTCACCGCCATCGAGGCGGCGACCAAGTTCCAGGAGATCATGGGGCTCGGGCTCTACACCCGCAACACCCGCATCCCCGAGGGCGTGTTCGGCACCAACGTGCGCCTCATCACGGCCGACATGCACAACTGGGCGCTCGGTCAGGTCGGCCGGCTGTTCTCGGAGTTCGACAACCTGCAGCGTCAGCTGGTGGTCAAGGAGGACTTCGAGGTGGCGGCGAAGTGCGCCGGCGTCCCGTGCAAGCTGCACGTGTTCATGCAGTATCGCCCGCCGTGCCGTATCTCCAGCGTCTCGGCGAAGCTCCAACCCAAGATGATCGACAACTGCGACCGCGGCGTGGCCGCCTAATCCGCCTCGCCTTGCAACCGCGACCTTGAAGGAGGGCACTGCCCATGTCGTGCGAACAGATTGTCGGCGTAAAAAACATCCTGCTCACGTTCACGCACTGCGACACCGGTCAGGTGGTCGCCCGGCGAGCGCACAAGCTCAGCTCGGACGAGCTCCCCCGCCACCGCGTGGTGAACCACAAGTCCGAGCCGCTGACGGGTGGCTACACCCGCCGGCACGAGTATTCGCCGCGCTCGGAGATGAAGGTGATCCGCGACCTCGCCATCCCGCTCGCGTGGTATCAGGGGGCAGCCGCCATCACCTACCAGGTCGAGTACGAAAACGGCTTGGTCTACACGGGCGAAGCGGCTACGGTGACCGGTGAGGAGATGAGCGATACGCATGAGGTCAACCTCGCGCTGATCACGAAGCGCATCTCCGAGCTCCTGCCCGACGGCGCGCTGGCGTCCGCCGCGTAATCAACGGGCAGCGTACCAGACGAGTGCATCCAGGCCCCGGAAACCGTTCGCCAAAGGGGCGCGAGCGGTTCCCCGGGGCCTTTCGCGTATCGGGGGCGTATCGGGAAGACCAACCAACGGGGATAGCGAACATGATTCCAGTCCGGGTTCTGGCGAGCGGCGTGCTGCGGCATCCGTCTTTGGCCGTCATCCAGTCGCGCGTCGAGGATATGTGGATCGTCGATCATCAGCCGGTCCAGGTGACGCCGGGGCTGATCGTCGGTCTCGCCGACGTGGCGGCCGGCGAGAGCCTCATCGAGCGCGGCGCCGCGCAGCTGGCCGAGGTCCAGCGCGGCATGGTGGTCTACATCGCCAGCCAAGCGCTGCTCGAGCACGTGATCGAGAGCGGGCTGGCCGCCATGCTCACCGCCGCCGACGTCGGTGCCGGCCAGCACGAGATGGCGTTCGACGGTGCGGCCGAGCCCGAGGCGCAGTATCACGTCGTCGAGGACGGCGAGCCGATGAGCGAGGAGCTCGTCGCCGCGCTCGACGAGGCTCCCGAGCCGGTGATGCGCCGCGGTAAGCGGCGTGGCCGCAAGCCCTCCCGCCGCGCTGCGGCCTGAGGGAGGTGCTCATGGCCAAATCCACAGCGAAGAAACCGGAGCCCGCGCTCGCTGCCGCTGCGGGTGATACGAAGACCCCCGACGATGCCACCAGGATCGTCGCCAAGGACGAGCTCGGCGAGATCGTCTGCGACGTGGTGCCTTGGATCGTCGGCGGTCAGACCGCCGTCTCCCGCATCAAGGTCAAGGCGATGCGGTTCGCGGGCTCGGTCCGCTGCCTCAAGGCGGCGAGCCTCGCGGCCGGAGACAACTTCAACCTCGAATGGCACCGCGCCCGCCGGCGGGCGCAGACGGTCGCTCTCGACGACAAGGGCGAGCCGATCGAGGTGTCCGATCTCGACATGCTGGCGATGCCCCGCGTCTATGCCTCGAAGCTGCAGTCGCTGCTTTTCGCGGCGGTCGAGCCGGACGGCAAGGTGATCTCTCCCGGCGACGCCATCGGCAAGCCGGGCCACATCGTGCTCGGCACGCCGCTGCGCGGCAAGGACCGCGAGGGCAAGGCCATCGTCGTCGAGGAGCTCGAGTTCCAGGCCAAGACGCTCGCCGACATCGAGGAGGTGATGGCCGAGAGCATGAAGCCGGCGCAGGCGCTGGCCTTCATCCGCTCCTGCGCCTTGCCGCTGGGGCTCGATATGCCGATGGTGCAGTTGCCTGACGCCTGGATCGAGCAGATCACCATGACCGATGGCTCGATGGTGATGGAGAAGCTCCTCCCGAGCTTCTTTCCCGACGGCGCGTAGGGTCTCGGCCAATCTGGCGACCTTCGAGTACCACGCGAAACCGTCCTACGACCCACGCACCCTGCCGCTGCGCATCTTCGCGCAGCGCTGGACAGCGTTCGCCAAGGTGCACGAGCAGGAGATGAAGCTCCGGCTGGCGCTCGCCGGCATCAAGACATGACGGAAAGCGAGAGTCTGCCCTTGCTTTTCGCTGGACGCTTGTCCCGATTCGCGGCATAGAGGTTGCCATCGTCGAGACGTGCGCGCGCGTGCGCTATCCCGGCGATTCCCCCTAATCCTTCTGTCTCGACCTTGCCTTGATCCAGGCCCGGCCGCGCTTTTGCGCGTTCGGGGTGCACAGGCCGCCGGGTAACCCTTGCGGTGCATGCCGGTTGGAGCCCGGCTTTTTTCACATCTGCCGCCCGTGATGGCCCGGCCTGGAGCGATCCAGAGCCGGGCTTTTCGCGTGGGCGTGCCCCGATCCGCCCCCAAGCCCGAGCCCGCCCCCGATGGCCTTCGTCGAAAGCGCGATCCTCAAGCTGATCGATCAGGTCAGCGGACCGCTCGGCAAGATCAACGCGAATCTGCGCGCCTTCGAGGCTACCTACGGCCGCCTTGCGAAGACCGTCCAGACCGGTGCGAACCAGCAGATTCAGGCGTTCGGCAACATCGCCGCCGCCCAGGTCCGGGCGCAACAGCAGGCGACTGCGGCTCACGCCAAGGCGATGCAGACGAAGGCGCAACTCGAGCGCGCCGACATCGCCCGGCAGATCGCGACAGCCAAGGTCGAGGAGCGCCGGCTCCAGAACGAGGCGAAGAACGCGGACAAAGCGGCCAAGGCCAAGGCGCAAGCTGCGATGGAGGCGGCCCGCGCCCAGGAGCGGGCGGCTCAGCAGGCGGTCCGGTCCGCCGAGAAGTCGGCTCGAGATCAGGAGCGGGTCCAGGCCCGTCAGATCCGGGATCAGGAGCGCGCGCAGCAGCAGATGGTGCGGGCGCAGGAGCGGGCCACGCGCGAGCAGGCCCGCGTGGCCGACCGTGCCGAGCGCCA